GTTTACTATCAATCTTTAAAACATCCCTCGTTAAGAATGGCTTAATAATATAGTAATCTGTGTTCGTGCTAATATCCGTTGAAAATCCTGCATTCATATTAGCTGAGGTGTCGGAGCCTGCATTACTAACAATAGTTCTTTCTTCTACGACACCAGCACCGTTCTCTGCTCGTACTACATAGCCTTCTTTTAGGTCCGGATTAAAGTCCGTCGAGGTCCCTGTTATTGAGGCTCCTGATGTAGAACTTATTTGCCCTGCCCCTTGCTTAGTACTAACACTCACTTCGTGGATAGAACCTCCATCACCTATATACAACTTATTCTCCACAATCCCTAATGGGTGGAATAATTTATCACTTAAAGACGCGATGCCTTGTAGGTCCGAGATACTGTTCTGGCGAACTCCCGAGTCTCCGGCAGCGAAAAAGCCGATCTCAGTGCTCGTTGTGTAAAACATCCAACCATTAAAAGCGAGTGCGTCACGGCAAGTGTTACCAGTAGCCGTGAAATCCAAGGCATAAACCGATGAATTGCTTCTGGAATATGTTTTGCCATCGTCTTGGAATAAATAGGTTTCAGACGAATCAGCATAACCATTTAGACCCTTGGCAGTATGAATAATGTTTACCACATCATTGCTCAGAGTCGCTCCGCTTGCCCTGTCTAGTGCCACGCTCTGCTGAACCTTTACTACACCTGGCTCCTCATGAATATTTAGCCCCTGTAATTTGTAGGAAGAATTAGCGACCCCTGAGTACTTTGAATCAGAGAGTCCTCCCAAGTGAAAGTTTTCGAGTACAACTTGTGTCATTAGTTTTTGGGTTTCTTAGTCCATACACTAGATACCTTAGCAGATTCGCCCCAAGTAGTAACTATTTTTGCCGCCTTCGTCCATATATCCAAGAGAGCGCCATTTAGCTTTAGCAAGAATGATTCAGTCAGTACCAGTGATTCCGAGAACACCTTTAGCACGAACACAGCCTTAGCGAAACCTTCTGTTAGTGTTATGGCCTCAATAAAGACCTTCAACATAAGCTTTGTAAAATTCTCTGTTACAGTTACTGCGTCTACGAAAGCCTTTTGAATAGATTTCACCATTAGATCACTTAGCACAACTCCGTCTGCCAGGACTAGTACCTTAAGAATGCTTTTTGCGAACGAATCAGTTAGGACCAGCGCCTCTGTTAGTGATTTTGCAAGAGCCTTGTTAATTAAACCTGTCAATACCACTCCTTCTACCAGAGACTTCATTACAGAATTACTTATGGCCCCAGAGACGACAAGTGACTCTGAGAACACCCTCCTCGTTACACGAAAGAAACTAACTACCTCTGCCAGAACTGTTCCATCAACTATAGACTTAATAACTCCCTTTTGTATATCCTCACTAAGGCTCACCGCATCTGCGAGGACTTGGAATATCGTTGACTGATAAACCAATTCCCCTCCATAAGCTACGCTTCCATAGGATTGTCCTGCGTACATGTTAAGTTTTAAATTGCTTGAAGACGAGAGTCTCTGTTAGGATGTCGGGTCTAAGTTTTTGGTATTTCATTATGCTGCGGCAATTAAAAATCCTGAAAAGTCAGTCCTCGCCCCAGAGTTAAGAGTTGTTGTTCCGTTGTTAGTGGATATATACAAATCAAGATAGTCTCCGACCCCCATAGTAACTAAGGTTGAAAAAGACAAAACAGGGTAATGTGTCGCTGATATATTAGCACTAACCCTCTCTATGGCTGACCCGTTCTTCCTAATCGTGCCATCAAAATATTTCGCAGACGCAACAGCACTTTGTGAGGAAATTCTACAATTAACTTGGTAGTCACCTGCTACCGAAGCAACCCATCTTTTTAAGGTTGTATTAAAATCTGACTCAGTGTCTATAACAACATTGTCAAAATTAATCACATTAAGTGTTACTGCTTGCGTAGATGTCATTCTAACCTTAAAACGTGGCACAACCCCTCCACCCCCTGCATCCTGAAAAGTAGGGGCTGCCCCCGCACCGTTAGAGGTCAAGACTTGATCCGCTGACCCAACCGCTACGACTGCGGGATTTCCAGCTCCGTCCCATGTAATAAGTTCTCCATCAGTGCCCGTAGCCAAATCCGACACCGCTACAGGGAAAATATCGTCTATGGTTTTTTTGGTGGGAGCGAGGATCATTTTGTAGTCCTTGCTCGCAGTATTTTTAGTCGTCGCAGTAACACCTTCTTGTCCACGAGACACCGTAAGTGTTTCCGAAGAAATAGATGTAACACGCACAATTTCCACATTAGCATCATCGCTCGGGTCTGGGTGATCCGTCGAGTTCCACCACACTAAATTAAACGCCCCTGCGCTGGATGGATCAGGCAGTTTAGCCGCTCCACCAGCAGTCAATACTACGCTTGTCGCACTGGCATCATAGCCAGTGGATACATCTACTTTCGCAAAATTCTTTACTGGATCTAAGGCCATGATTTGTTGTTATTAAGCCGATGCGCTTGAAATGTTATAAGTAACCTGAAGATTATCGTTCTCCACAAGATTCACCGCAGTGAATACTTTTCGAGCAAACAAGCTTCCAGAAGTAGCGGCATTAAACAAGCCCACTTCAGTTATTGCCGGAGTAAATGCTCCAATTGTGAATGTTCTAATGATCGTAGCCGTGTCATTCGTAACAGTTGTAGTCGTACGACTAGCGGCTCCAGCGGCTCCTCGTGTAGAAAAAGTAGGATTGCCATCCTGATTGATCTCCGTAACAAGCGCTGTGTCTGTAGCATTTGCTGCAGTTGTTCCTGTTCCTATTCCTAGAAAATCAAACGAAGCAGGAGAGGTCGTCCCGTTTATTAAAGACGACAATTCAGCGAGCCCTGCATTCGTTATCAAATTAGAAAAATTAAGTTCTCCTTTCATTGATCCGGTCAACATATTTCGCAGATCAATATTCAATCTCATCAATAATCTACCAAGACCATTGTGTTGAAAGTACTTCTTTACGGCTCCGTTTTCACCTCTTACAATTACACTGATATTATCCTTTGTAGCAATCTTTGACATTGGCCCTAATTGACCCCTTGAGATATCCTTCTTACTCGTATGCTTGATAACCAAAAAGACCGCCACAACAAGTGTGAGAGGTAATCGAAGTACGAATCCTAGAACCTTGGCAGCCGATGTGAATGTTTTCATGGTGTTTTATAAGTTATAACCTGTACCTCTGGGAACATTAGGAACGACTACTCTATCCCTGTTCATCTTTCGTAGTTTTGACTTCATTTTTGCGACCTCCATTTCATAAGTCAGGTCGAATTGATTTAATGGTACTTGATTTCCTTGTTTATACAAAATTATCGTCTTCATTGCTAGTATCTCATGGGAAGACCTAGGCAATGCCGTCGATGTTGAGTCTGCTCGAATGGAGATATCTGTTGTCGCACCCCAATTTGCGCTTGTATAATCCTTAGGATATACAGTGGCCTTTAGATTCATTCCTCCAGACACTGCTGAAGGGATCGTTTTTGTGTATATAACGATTGAGTTTCCGTCTATGTCAAACAAAGGCGTCTCATCACTAAAATTTGCCACTATAGCAGCCTCGTTAGTCGTAGCATTAGAGAAGGTGCTGCTACCACTGAGTTTGTTATAAGGTTTAGTGACATTGGATTGAAGTAGTCTGTATGAGTTCAAATCGAACTCATCGACTCTACGCCAATTAGTGCCATCAAGCTTTATCTCTAGTAGTTTCATGCCGTAAAGCATATCCTGAGGGAATGAATATTCCCTTTGTCCTGCTATGAGGTCCGTAGTAAGAGTTAAGTCAAAAAAACTCTCTCCTTCTTGCACAACCTCCTCTGCAACCGAATCCTTTGCTATATTCGCATATTGAGTTAGTTCTGCATCCGTGAAAGACGTACTATCTGTCCTCGTTTGAGTCCTAACAAAGCCTGCAAAATTATTGTATTTCATAATTGTTTTATGATCTGTGCCGCTGTCGATAAATCGAATCTAAGGGCTAAGAGCTTCTTTATAAGAAGTCGATCAAGGAATGTAAGTGTATTATGCTCCTTATTGGCGTGTAAGTAAATAAATAAATTATATCTCCATACACAAAAGAACGGAGTATTGAAGAATCTAGACGCATTGACCCCTGTAAGAGCCTCTCTCACAATCTTATAGTAGGTTAGGTCGGCTTTTCTCATTTTACTTGTTCCGTTTTTGTCTTTGTATGCCTCTTCGTGAGTACATACCACACCTTCTTCGTCTACGATTTTTTGTAATAAGTCCATGATATTTAAATTAAGAAATAGGGAAGAGCTCCGCATGAGCCCTCCCCTTTAACACCTTGTGATTATGCACCAGGTGTACCGTAAAGATTGAACGGTTGATTCCGAATACCAGTTTTCCAGTATCCAGTAACATTAGAACGAATCGCTTCGTTGTTCTGTACTTTTGGCTCTGACATAGATGGGAATTTGTTGATTCCAGTGTATACAGGGCTTTCTTCCATACTGTCATCGAGCATGAACCATGCCGTACTAGATGTTAGGTAAGGAGTTTCTACAATAGTGTACTCACCTTTGTAGATATTCACATCGCCAACAGTGGTTGGGTAAATATCTTTGGCGAATAGTTTCTTAGCTGCGTTAGCAGCAGATCCACCAAGTTTTACTAAAATTTTAGTATAAGTCTGTGGAAAAGGATCTCCAGAGGCGTCTTTAAAGTTACCTCCTTGCAATACTGCTGCATCTACAGTGGTTGCAGATAAGGCAGCCGTAGCACCTAAATTACTCCAGGTAGCTGCTCCATCAGTGTTCCAAGTATGAGCTCCGTCGATCAAAGGTTCTCCATCTGGGGATAGGTAGGTGGCTCCGGCAAAAGCGTCATTAAATGGCGCATGAATTGTCGTAACGAATTTTTGCTTAACGCTTTTAAGCAAACGATCCCGCTGACGCATTAAGTAAGTATCGACTTTGGTTGAACCATCTTTCATTTTAACCTGGTCGTTTTCAGTGATCTCGATAGCGTTACCGTAACGAATATCAGATAGTGTCACCTCGAACCCTTCGTTAAGTTTATTAACAGAAGGCGTTTCGTGCTCGGCTAATTCAGTCGTACCACCAAGTGATTCAGTTGAATTGTAAATCTCCGTGAATTGATCGTTGTTCTCAACAACCATAAACGGCAGGTTCATGTACGAAGACAATGTGATTTGTGTAGCGTTGTCGAAGGATTCTTTCGTCCCCTTCACTTCCATCAAAATATGATCTTGAGTGGCCATGTTGTTTAAGTGTTATGAATTAGAATAGTGGTTTGTTGATTCGGACGACAACTCCTTCGGCAGAACCTACTGTTCCAGCGTTTTCTGAGATATCAATCTTTAAAACGTCCGTAGAAGAAGCTCCAACATCAATAAGTTGAGCGGCTGTTAAGTCTACTTCTGTTCCTTTTTGTGTTACTGCGAAATCGGCATCAGCTGTTCCTTTGAGAGTAAAATCATTACCCACAGTTAGCTCACATACTGTTTCGCCAGCAGCAGAGCCATTAGGACACCAAGCAATAGCAGTTGTAGCCGCTACTGCATCCACTGCTAAACCAGCAGTCATTCCAGCAAAATCTCCTGCTGGGATCACGGTTCCAGTAGCAATAGCCACTCGCACTGTTCGCAATTGTTCTCCATCGACTAATGTAAAAGCCATTTTAAATTGAATTAAGAATTATTTTCCACAATATTTAAGCTTTCGCTGCAGCCATTGCGTCTTGTACGAACTTAGGCAAATTCTTTGGGTTGTTGTACTTCTCACTAATCACTTCTTGAGGAGTCTTCCCTTCTGTAGATGCGTGAGCACCTCCACCCATACGAAATTGACTTGATTCTTGTGACGCGGCCTTAGCTCTCTCTGCACCGATTCGGATAAACTCAGTAGCTCCAATCGCACCAATAATGATTTCCTCAATCGGAAGACCCTTCCGAGTTGGATCGGCCATGTATTGCTTAATTTTCGCCCTATGATCTTTTAGCTCGGGATAAGCTGTGATATAATCAGTTATCGCCTCTTCTCTCTCCGCTCGTTGATCAAATAACTGCTCGACCGTAAGCGCTTCACCAGAAGGTTGTAAAATCGCACTTTCTTTCTTGGCTTCGGCAAGTTCTGCCTCAAGCTTCGCTTCGCGTGTTTTAGCTCTCTCGATGATGTAGTCTTGCGGTGTCTTCTTTTTATCCGCTTCGATTTTTGCATCTGCGGTTGCTTTATCTGCGACAACCTTATCAGCCGCTGCCTTTGCTGCTACCGCTTCTGCGCTACCTCCAGCATCGTCCCCACTTCCGTCACCAGGTTTTTGTTCTGTCATGTTTTTTGATTAATTATACTCGGGTCCTGCTTGTATGACGACACAAACATTTTCCGGATTGGATAAGAGTCCAGTGCGACTTCTGTTTTTTATGGGAATCGTGGGAACCATTAAACAGAAACCGCTCAAGAACCTCATTCTTGTTTTTAGGACGACAAAGAGCTGTCCGATTCAGGATTAATCATAGTAGGGTCATATACGAATAGCAAGAAATCTTTCATAAGTCCAACCTGAGCCTGTTTCTTTTGGAACTCCATGATGTTCTTTTTCACTATTTCCCCCTCTTCATCGAACTTAAATGACCAGTTTAGTAATTTCACATTCTCCACTTCTATTTCAAGAGCCATCGCCTCTTGAATAACTTTCCAACCCTCAGTTTGGGTCATTGCCTGAAGGTTTTGTTTCTGTAGTTTATCGAGCCGTACTAATTTTATCATGCTGGCATTACTGATTGAGTTGTTACGCTATTTTGTTGAGACAGATCCATACCTTGCACCAAAGGGTCTCCTTGCGGCCCCCCTTCTCCTGCCTCCTCCAATTCCGCCTTTATCTTCGGGTTCTTATTCTTAGCCAGGTACGCATCGTAATGAGCCTTGATATGAGCATCACGAGATTTGCCGTCACTAGCTTTTCCGTGTTCCTGGATATGCTTCATATCATCATCTGATTCCAGTATTGGCACAAATTTATTCTTATTCAACTTCTCGTTTTCCCCTAGTGCCATAATCCGTTCAGCATCTGGTTTGAATACGACATTCATTTGTAACTCAGTCAGACCCCCTAATTTAGCCCTCATCCGAACGAGCTCATTCACCTTAACTGATGGATCTTGAATTAGTATGTCGAACATGTTCACAAAATCCTGTATCTCACGAATACGTTTAGCTTCACCAACAATACGACTATTGACCATGATATTAGGATCAACGCTCGTCATAATATCTTCTTTCTTCAGTGGCTGAAAGAATACACCGTTAGCTCCGGTGATTCTCATTATTTTCTCATCAATTTTGTCCATGAAGTACATTTTGTACATCTTGTACCAATATCGAGCGAACCGCTTTTCGCTCCACCCTATAACCTTGGCCGACAAGCTAAAACGCGTATCGACACTATCAGAAACTGTAGCAATCTCAGTAGCTGTTTTCTTGCCCCCTGATAAAGATCCTTGCTGGATTTCCGTGGCTCCAGTGGCTGTTTGGGCCTGCCTGTCTGTATAGCTTAACATCCATTGCAGTTCTGGGCTCACTTGTTGTCTATTGATCGGCACAATTGCGTCATTAGGATTTCCGTCCACTGCAATATGTTTGTTTTGCTCAAAATCAAGGTCACTTTCATTGTGAATCTTATTCAAGTCGTAGGCACTCATGTGATTTGCATTCGTCTCCACTATAAAAGCAGCTGCATTCGCAAGCTTGGCCTTCATCCGTTGTTTATCTTCCACAAGATCCAATACAGAAGTCCCGTCCCAACTCAAAGAGTTCGGGTGTAACGTCTGATCTACAATCCCCCATTCATCCTGATCCTTAAATTCTTTAAACCGAATGATTCGAGTGTTCTGATTCGTCAGGCTCACGAGAACTCTTTTGCCCCGAAAGATAGTCAACCAATCCATGACCACTGTTTGCTGACTCTCATCTGACAAAGACGTGTCTATTCCGTCGCCTACAAAGCCTTGTGCCGTCTTTATTTTCTCATTCGCCTCTGTCAGGGCCTTGTTTCCCGTACCATCGAAAACCAAGTTCTTTAAATTCACATATAAGTCAGACCTCTCTAGTTCGTTGAGTGTAAATAAACTCGGGAACCCTCCAAATCGCATAGCCCCTTTTCCATTTACACTCAGTGCATTCGGATCCCTGTACCATGTCAGCATGTTGATAACCTCGGGCTTCGGGACCATCAATTCTCTATCGAACTCCAGCATTGAAACCAATGACCGAGAAAAGAATAAAGTATTCCAAATCCAGTCGTAATCCAACTCATCCTTATTCATCAACTCACAATCATACGCATACAAAGGATTTAGATTCTCCGTCACCACCAAGTCCCCTTGGGACCGAGGTACAAAAGTCGTACTCACTTCGTCATCATACAAAGAAGCATGAATCGTATTGAAATGCACATGTACCGTAGTGTCCCCCAAAGCCGTCTCGTCCTTCGTCTGGTTGTTCAATAGCTTCAGTCGCTTATTCCACAGCGCCCACTTGGGCCCCATAAATTCCTCACTCACACTGATCTGGGTCTGACACTGCAACAAGAGTGCCTTATAACTTTTCTCATCTAACTCCAAAGCCTTGTAATCAATTTCCATTTATCAGAGTTATTCTTTTATATCTTACGCCCCTTAGTCAAAAGAATCAAATGTCTTTCTTTTTGACCTAACCTTACCTCCATTCGGAGTCACGACAGTTACAGCAAAAGTCAGCATAAACGCATCTGCAAAATTCGGTGATTTTATCCCCCCTTTCCGCATCCGTTCCTTGCTCATTATCTGTAACTTCCCACTCTCATTGTACCTATACCGAAGATTCAACAACTCCATCCACCGATCATCCTTCATTAATTTCCCTCCAGCCTTAATCCACTCTCTCATTTTCCAGGTCAACTCAGACCTCTTGTTCAAGAACTTAGGATCTGACGCTTTATTTCCAACATTCAAACCTATAGCCCTAAACCCAGCCAACGCCATTTCCTGCGCCACATTCGCCCCCTCCCCAAAATTATCCACCACAGTCTTCTTCGGCTTCAGATTAAATTGAGCAATAAAAGTACAGGCTCTACTCGCCACACTCTTCGGGCTACTCGTCCCTTCCTCTGCCAATATCTGCGCCACGAAATTATCTCGACCAACGAAAGCGCTCTTGTCATGCCCTTCCCCGGCAGGGTCCACCCCCTGCACAGATACAGGATATGATCTCACCGGTGTCATAGCCGCAACAAGCTCTGCCTCCGACAATAAGGGGACGAATCCACTGTCATCCATAGAATCAGACTTCGGAAATTCCCCGTCCACAAACACCTTATAATCATCAGAATCCAGTCCATTCTCCTCCAATTTCTCCCGAACAAACTCCTGATTAACAACAGGACTCTCGGTTGACTTAAACGTATACTGCCTCCAATTGGACCCATCATTAAAAGCTCTCTTAAAGTGCCCAGTCAACCTTGTCGGATTAGAAAACATCAAGAACATCCAAAACGGAGCCGTCGCAATCCCCTTCCCATAATCAAATATAATATCCGGCACCCCACTCGCCTCATCTGCCAACGCCATCACCGACTCTGCGTGTATCCCAGAAAATGCCTCTGGGTTCTCCTTCCTAGAAGTCCTAGCCCGAGCGAACCACAACTCAGGAGCCGACTTCATCCGTATATACGACGAAGTGATGTCGAACAAATCCTTATACATATCCGGCATCTTGCTTATCCACAAAGCCACCTCCTTCCACAATACATCATTCATCTGTGAGCTCGTAGGTGCTGTACACGGAATGGCGCATTTATAAAAAGAGAACAGAAACCAAGGTATTACCCACCCGCTAACACAAGATTTCCCGATACCATTCCCACTCTTCACTGCGATCTTGTTTTTATCTGAGTAATAGGCCCCGGGGGCGACCCCCCTCCCCCATTCAGTAGTGATAGGTACTCCGGTTAGGTTTTTCTTAGCGCCACGCCTCAAACCTTCTAAAATAGCGCATTGTTGCCATGTAATATGTTTACCTTTTTGAAATTCATTCCATTTATATGAACCGTCATCTTGCTTTGTTCCAAACCATTCTGCTTTCCAGTGCTCAGGTTCAGTAGTGGTTAAGACAGCTTTATATTCTGAAAAAGGGGGCTGTGGGGTGAGCCCCCACATGCTAAATATGAAAAAAAAAGGATCTTTGCACTTGTCTATAAAGTCTACCACTTGCTTAGTTTCTCTCTTATTCATGTGTATCAGTGGTTAGGTCTATTATGTCAGCTTCACGCTTAGCGAGTGCTTCATGCCCCATTCCGAACGTTTCTATAGTGTTCCCGTTACTGGTGATATCTATACCGTCCTTCATTCCATGAATAGAGCTAAGCAAGAACTTAGAGAAGCTAGGATTATATCTACCAGACAATCCACCATTTAACAGTGCATCCTTTTGTTTTGCGTCAATATGCTCTAATAATCTTTTGAAGTTTGGAAATTTCTTGCCCCAATTAGTAATGCTTTCCCCCGTTACATTTAAAACCAATGCTAAACCCGTTCGGCTTGGTAATTTAACTTCAACAAATTTCTCGTAACTGTTCGTAGTTTCCCCTCTAGTTTTGTGAAATTCTAAAATCCTGTCCTCAGCCTGCGCTATATAGTAGTGAGTCCAATCGTAAATTTCTTTGGGTAGATCTGTGCAGTGTGCAGGTATCTCAAAGAGCACTCTCTTAGGCGGTTTAACTAGTGAAAAGGTATCAGAGGCTGGTTTTTCGTCTAACTCTTCTGTATTAGCTATAAAAACTTTCCCACTTCTTAGTAAATCTTTACTTTTTGGCATTTTATGTTTTCGATTAATTTTGTATCTTTTTAACCTTATCACAAGTACTAAAATAAAGCAATTTTGGAAAGTGCTCACGATTAATTGTACTATTCATATAAATCAAATAAGTCAAATTCCCTCTAAAAAATCCCCTCAATCTAACTACTATTATTTAGCAAAAATAAGGCTAGCGACAACTCAAGAAAAAAAGAGGTCAAAACCAGTAAGGTACAAATATGGGGTGCTAGTGTATATATTTCCCTGGTATATATATATATTTAAATTAAGATAAAAGTCTAACAACTAGTACTCTTAGACCCCATTCTAATAACCACTTGTACCCTACCAAAAAACAAGTACTTATCCTGCCTATAGATTAAAAAAGGATAAAAAAGCCATACAGTACAAAAGTGACCTGAGTTTTGCACAATCAGTAAAAAAGCCAATAATTGGCCAAGCCACCAAATTCATTGTATTTATAAGCTTTATAGGGCAATATTCATTAAAAAGCATTGATTTATACAGTACTGTACTGTACCCTGACTAAGATAATAATAATAAAAACATGACAATTGATAAACAAATAGCACAGATTTTAGACGAGTTAGACGTGTTAAGAAAAGAAGTAAAAGAATTAAGGGTATTAGGCTCCAGAATAAGAGTTCGGCCGGCAGACAAAGAATGTGTTATAAATCTCTGGTTATTCATAATGAATAATGACGGTTGCAGTAAGAGTGATATTTACGGGATGCCGCAATTCTCAAGGAATAAGTTAACAAGGGTTCGTCAATATAAAGACTGGTTAACAGGGCTTGATTCAGTGCTTAGAGAGGAGTCTTGTCGTTTAGAAATAAAAAAAGGCAATGACGGCAAGACAGTGAGACACTACGTTACAGAGAGTTTGTAAAAGATAATAGCACATAATGCTTGCACTAGGAGAAGTTTATCCCTATAATATAAAGCAAGAAGTTATTTAAAAACCTTTTAACCACTACACAGCATGAGAATTTCACACGTAGAAGCAATCGACCTACTGAAAGAACACGGAACGACCGCCACAATGGATAATGACTTTATAACAGGTCAAATAGAACCCGTTGCGAATAGTTCTTTTTACGATTACCTAGGGAAGCGAGAATTTTACAATCTTAAGGCCGTAAAGACTTGGCTTGGGTACTAACATTATTATTTAAAAACCTTTTAACCACTACACAGCATGAACGCAGTACAAACGAACACGGCAAGCGAAAAACTAAGCACACGACAGACAGAACAGCTTTATAGCGAATCAGCTATTGAGTGCGGTTTAGACTCTGGTGAATGGGGCAGATTCTAAAGAAGAGATTATTTAAAACAATTTAACCACTATATAACATGACCGCAAAAATAATTGACGAACACAAGACACTAGACGGAACGAGCTACCGAATACAGTTTGAGAATGGTTTAAAACTATGGTTTGATACTTGGCGCAGTGACAATGAGGTCACAGGTGACTGGAACAAATATATATTTCACTTAAATAATCCTGATGATGTGATAGAAAGAGATTTTCAAAACAATAGTGATAATTTTGAGATAGCCATTAATTTAACCACTGATTTAACCACTTAATAGCATGAAAAATATAATTATACCGTCTCATTTGCTTCCAAAAGATTATTCTGGTTATAGACCACTCATAAAACCAAAGCTAACCGTTTTCGAACGGATAAGAATTACTTTAGCCTTAGCGTTACTTGTCGGACTAATTGCGATGTCAGCGGCTTATTTTGAGCTATGGCTGAGCGTTCAAGGCTTGTAGAATTTATTTAAAACAATTTAACCACTATATAACATGAGAGTAACACGAACCGCAGTCGATTTTGACCCGTTTTTATTTGGTACGAATGCACGAACCACTTTAGAAGATTACGAGTTTAGCGCTGGATATGAACCAGGCGCAAACTACTTAGAGCCTTTGCACATAGAAACGTATTACACAGACGAGCTAGATAAAGCCTTTAGAGATACTGGTCTAGATCGTGACGAACTTATAAGCGAGCTAATTTATTCTATTGGTGAAGCTGAGCGAGCGCAATTTGAAACTGAGACCTTCCAATTAGTGAGAGATGTTACTGATTGTTTAAACGAACTACCGTTTGTAACGGTTAAGTTTAAAAATTATGATGAAATAATTATCACCACAAACGAATCCAAAGCGATTAAATACTTTAAAGAGCTAAACGGTGCTGACATGACTCAAAATGACTTTTACGATAGTTTTAGCGATGCTTTGGCCTATGCTGATGAACTAGCAAGCGATGACCTTGGTACCGAATTATTTTACAGTCATTTTGATCGACACGAACCAGATCCAGAAAAAACAGAAATTGAGCACTTTTTTAATGAACGGCTATGGGAGGCGGTTTATAGCCGTGACCAGTATCGAGATGTTCTAAAGACAAAGCAAGCAAAAGAGCGACTAGCCGCAAATATCGGTAAAATAAAAGCCGGGATAAACCCTTTTAAAACAGCCCTTACTTAAAACAATTTAACCACTATATAACATGAATACAGAACGCAAAATGAAGCCAATAGTCAGACAATTGGCCAAAGATTTAGATACGATTGTAGATCAAAACGTAGCCGATATCGTCAAAGATATAAACGATATAAAGAGAGACGAACTAAAAACTCTTAAGGTCATGAAAGCGATATCTTTTGCTTTATATGATCTAGAAACCAATAAAATTGATTGTAAACAATGCTCCATTGAATTGGCAAAAATAAGGTGCGGATTAGAGAGTAATAAGATTTGCACGGGGTTTAACACTCTTGGTCACTTGGCTCAGCTTTGTAGAGCACTCAAAAACAATTAATTTAAAACAATTTAACTACTATATAACATGAACACAGAAACTGCAATCGGTAAACTAAACGTATTAGAGAGACTCAAAAGCTCTTTTGTAGGCAATCCGCGCTACCTTATTGAGATAAACGGCACGGCATACCGAACGGAACCAAACTCAAGTTTAGGCTACTCAGTAACGAATTATGACGGGGATCAAGTAAGGGCTCAGGTGCGAATTTATCGCGGCAAGTGGGCAATTCAATCAGTTAAAACAATCTAATAAAACACTATGACAAACAATAAGACGGCAATCAAAAACAAGTACAAGAAATATATAAGCCAAGGCTTTGATCTTGATCTATTAGGACTTCCAAAGAATAGCACGCCAAAAGCAAGGGCTAGTGCCTTTCTATTGACGGTTAAAAAGTGCCAAGGGGTGAATCATGGCGTGGCCGTGTTAAACCATATTCAGGGCTTAGGCCAAGGGTTATACGTTGAGTATAATTATCATGATATCCTAAAAAGGGCTAAACGGTACGGATTAATAAAAAGTATGTTACAGGCTAAGAAATACGACACCATGAATAAAGAGAAAGCCCTTGAGCGAGTAGAGAATCAAATCTGTGATGACTATTGGCGAGTTATCGCTACCTATATTTTACAAATGGCACAATAATTTAACCACTATATAGCATGACTATAGAACAATTAACGCAATTAAATGACAAGCTAGCGGATACCCTTTGCATGACTAGCGGATTTAAAATGGCTTTAAAGTCATTTTCTACTGGTAATAAAGAGCAAAACAAAGCACTTACAGAGTTTTGTGACATTATCACAAAAAATTTACTCGAATCAAAAAGACTTATTCATAACGAGATATCTAAACCCTTAACCACTATTAAACAATGAAAAATCAAACTACTTGGCTACCGTTCTTTTCAGGCTTTTATGAGACTTACTATATTAATGATTATAATTTAGATGGGGAGGGTGATTATATTAAACAAGAATACCCGTTTTTAACAGAATCACAGATTGAGACTATTGTCGAAAATACTGAAGTAAACTATAAAAAGGCACACTTAGATTATGCTAAGGCTTACACAGAGTCATTTTTTGATGCTTTCAAGGACGAACTAAAAGCAATCGGTATTACTAGTATTGAGTTCAAGGAAATTGATTCTCCAAAGTATTACAATTTTATAAATGATAACATTGAAGTGGATATCTCGTTTAATGAAAAGTTATTTAAAACCAAGGCCAAAGAGTATCTATTGAGCGATGACGGCAAAGAACATATAGAAGACAATTACACCAGTTACAACGGCTTTCTGTCACATCATTCTAGCGATGCTAAAGAGTGGTTAAACGAGATATTTGATTATCATAAATTTGGTGCTCTTTTGTCGGCTCTTATTGCTAAAGAGTTTAATCAAGATGATGATCTTGATCAGTTTGTTTATGAAAATATTGGGTTTAGTTTGACTGAATATATTTTAACCGACTACGATTTAGAGGCAAAAAAGCTCAACCCAAAAGAGTATAAAAAACATGAAAATTTTTTATGTCAAGCGGCAAATTCTGACACATTATTTGAAAAGGTTTAGGCCGCTGACTAACACTATCCAAACGCGCACACAGTAAAAACAAAGTAATTAATAATTTAAACCACTATGTCATATTTAAAATTACCAAAACGAGCATTTAACAGCCCTTGCATTGCATTTGCCAACCTTCAAGATGGAAGTCACGTAAACCTAATAAGACTCAGTAAACCATATGCTAATGGTGTCTCTTATGCGGTATATGAGACAACTAGGTCTGTTTTTTGTTCAAACGGACTATTCAAGACTTACGAACAAGCAAAAGAGAAGTTTGATTTAATGGTTACTAACGCCGCAAGCACTAGCCCTGTTAGGAACACAGATTATACGAGCAACGCGCACACAGTAAAAACAAAGTAATTAATAATTTTATACACCTACAATATGAAAACCCCTTTTGAATGGATGCCAGACGTATTACACAAATTTGCACACGAGCAACTCGATAAAGCAATCGAATCGGTGGATGATTACAGGGGCTGTACAGCAAGCCATTTGTCCATGCACACGCTACTTGATGAGGCGCTAGAAGCCACAAAAGATTTGCCAGCACACGAATTTCTAGCCGATATTAGTGACGAATATTTAATAATCGAGTTTGTAGAATCTAATAAATTTAATACCTAATGAATGACTAGTGCTATCCAAACGCGCAGACAGTAAAAACAAAGTAATTAATAATTTAAACCACTATATAACATGACTCAAGATAAAGTAAAAAACTATTTTATGGCCAAAAAGGGCTACAAACTAGTAAACGGCAACGGTTTTGATTTAGTCGAAAAATATCAAAAGCTAGGGCACAACGTCACAGTCTTTTGTGCTAAGTATTTAATTTATAAAGTAAAAACAAAGTAATTTAATTTAATTTAACCACTATATAACATGAAATCCGTAAAAAAAATGATTTCCGAACATTTGGAACAAAATAAAATAGCCCTAGCTGAGCATGATTTTCTAGAAAAGATAGTTTTTAAAAACCTGAACAAGACGCCAGACGGAAGAGTTTTTAATAAAAAGGCGTTAGGCGATGATTTTAAAATAAGTGTAAATACTAAGGGATGCTACTCTTTTCGCTTTGTGGTACAAAATAAAGTTACGGGCAATAATCATTATTTCCCAAGCGTTCTAGGCATCGAATCATTTAGAGATTCCAACATTCCCAATTATAAGGGTTCAATTGATCGAATAGCACAATTAAAAAAGCTTGATGCAAATGATCTACAAAAGACACTGAACCGCGCCAATAAGCATTTTGAAGCACTAAAGAGTGAGATTAAGAACATGGACTCGTTCAGCAATCCTATACACTATGACATGCTACGAGAGATTGACCCGAGCGAAAGAGCAAAAATCGGTAGCTACTTATTTATTTAAAACACTATTAACAAAGGCATAAAAGCTGACATCCAAACGCGCACACAGTAAAAACAAAGTAATTAATAAATCACTACTAATGAAAATAAACTTCAATTTAACTATTTACGATAAAACAGAGAGGCATATCAAGACAATGAAACTGGGCCCAAGTTGGGATGATGACATAACCACTAGGGCAATATTAGTTAATATTAAAAACCATGCACCAGGGCATACTTTTGAATTATGGAAGAGCGACAATAAAAATGCGTTCGTGTTTCTTGCCTTGCTTAAGAAAAATAATAAAAATGAGATACTAAGAGAGAGTAAACACTATTCAGGCCATAGAATCCTAAACAATTTAACAGAGCGATTCAAGACTATTTTAACACAAGAAAGAAAGGAGAATGACCTTAATGCTCTAGCACAATGAAAAGAATCATGCACGACGGCGACAATCACCTAAAGCTCTTTACGGCTTTGGCTGAAGAGGGCGTAAGTAGAAAGCTGTTTGATGCCTTTATAGAAGAGGCTGAAGAGGGTTTATGTTTTGCGGATATTAGACATTATGAGGAACTACTAAAGCGGCAAGATATATATTTTAGTTATGACCTAGACGGTAAGCCCTGCGATATTTATTTTATAACAGATTAACATGATGAACGAACTCAAGACTATTTACGAATCACAATTTCAAGGGGCAAGCGGTAGAAAATTTAGTGTTTACAGTGATTGTCCGAGATTCACCACTATAAAGGCCATTGATAAAAAGCGGCCTAAATCACAATTGGCAATGACTAGCACGAATTACGTTGTCACTCTTAATTGTAATCGGTATCAAGTGCAATTTGTTGACAATGCTCACATAGGACTTCTGCCCAAACATTCTAATGGCGAAACCCTTAATCTATATGATTATTGATATCAAAACGCGCAGACAGTAAAAACAAAGTAATTAATTCTATTTTTATTTATGAACCGAAAAACAGATCGAAACCGTTTAAAATACAGCCAATATGAAGAGGGCAAAATAAAGTGTCCTATGTGTGATGGGTACTATAAAAAGATTTGTTCACATGTTGTTCAGCGGCACGACATGACGAGCAAAGATTTTAAGGCTAAGTATGGCTATAATAATAAAAAAGGGGTTATGACAAAAGAGAGCAGAGAGATAGCAAGGGCAAACCTTTTTAAAAATTATGAGCAATCAGTCACAGAGAATCTACTGATCAAAGGCTTTGATACCCGTGTTAAGAAAGGACAAACATTTATACATAGGCCAAAGGGTAGTAAGAGTCATGCAAATAAATAATACTAACCACTATAACAATGAAACTAAATACAACCGAAGCACAATATTATGCCTTAGCGGGTAGATCAAAGCGAGATAAATCAGCAGTAATACACTATTATGAAAAGTGTATTCGATTGGCTCGATTTAATAACGAGTCGGTAGATAGGTTTAAACAAGTCTTAGCTATAATGAGAAAGGTTGAGATAAGTATCCAAACGCGCACACAGTAAAAACAAAGTAATCAATATTTAATGAGCCAAAGCATAAAATCGGTAATGAAAGAATATGGATGGGAGACTGTTTCTACTGGAACCCATAGTGTGTACTATCCAAAAGAGGAACACCTCACCAGAAAGCACTGGGAAGTGATTGATGTGTGGGAAAAATCCTACGAACGCTTTACTCTGGGGTTCTACCTGGAGGCAGGTAGACCTCGACCCCGCAAGGGGTTTAACAGAAACCTATCTCGACAAGAACTAAACATAGTTCTATTAAATTTATTATCATGAAAATCATTAAGCCGACTCCGTATTTAACAACTATTGAACTAGAGCACAGAGTGTCCTGTAGGATCGACTCTAGCGCTTATGAGCATGGCGTGGCTAACTCAACTATCGAATCGTACAAAAGAACGCTCAGAGGAGGGTATTTCATCACAGAACTAGGCAGATTTGATCAAGGTGATGTCGAAATTGTCCTAAGTCCTGTCAATAGCACTAATCGGTTTTGTGAAGCCCTGTGGATTGCTCCTTATATGAATTACTTTATTGGTATAGGATGCTTATCCAAACGCGCAGACAGTAAAAACAAAGTAAAATGAATAAATGCGACACTGATTCCTATTTAGATCTGATAACAAAAATGAATGACTTGTCTCGTAGCCTCAGGCAAGGCTTGGCACATGGATTGAGTGAGAACCTCTTAGACAACATTGTTTATGATATGGCTAGGGATTCAGAGCCTCATGAATGTGAGATCGTGCTGTTTCATGGGATCAGATTTCGTATGGACATATTTACATCAAGGACTCTGCATGAGATCATCTTAGATAATCATGGTGTCGATATATTTGCCACTAGCAGATACAAAATACCTGAACATTTCTAAGGAGGTAATATCCAAACGCGCAGACAGTAAAAACAAAGTAAGCAAAGAATCTCTTGCTCAAAAGATTAAAATAAACTAGGGTGTGGTTCAAAAGTCGTTGAGTGTTCTTTGTTGGGATTGAGTGGTGGTCTTTCGTAGTGGTTAAACCATTACTTTAGTCCCTGCTAAGGACATTCAGGAAAATAAAATTAATCACTATAAAACAATGACATCGAATCTAGAGAAAATCGTAGGAGGCTTCCCGGCCATTAGTTCACCAGAATCAAATGAACTATTAAGGATCGGGAGCGCTTTGTTTATCTTATCTAGAATAAGTACTTTTTATAAGGTGAAAGTTAAAGATGGCAAAACCACAGACACTTTCTGTAATGTTTTCTTCTTATTTTTTGGTGGAAGTGGAGAAGGGAAAGGGAAGGTGTTAAAATCGTTTGAACAACTGGAATCCTTTCAGGAGTTCTTGTCGGTGGAGAGGGAAGAGATCCAGGGGTTCGAGAAACGGGCCCTAAAAATGTACGCAAAAGAATATTTCACGAAATATGCGACAGAAGTGGTTTTTGATGATCCTGTCGATATCATGGAAAATAAAGAGGGTGATAAAGACAAGAAAAACGAGCAAAAGAAGGCTATCACATATGCGAGAGCTAAGGTGAAGGGCATCCAGCCTATAATGAGCGATTCTACTCGTCCCAACCTAGAGTCCACTGCGATTGCTGTTTGTGGACACGATAAAATATCGGTTTCCATAAAGAATGATGAGTTTTTGATCTGGATGAAAAGAAAGGCTAAGGAAAGTTTCGAGTTATTCGAGTTTATGGCCGAAAGCTATGACAATGGAGACGCTATTACAAAGGGTACGAATGCAGCAAACAGAAGTGTGGACGAATCAATGATTCGGGGGTTCCCTTTGAACGCAATCTTCTTTAGCTCTGAATACCTCATGGGGGATGTTGGTATAAATGGACTATTGAAGGATTTCTTCGTCACGGCTGGGGCCAGAAGGTTTTTGACAGCCTCTGGAGAAGAATTATCAACTCCACTCTACTCAGAGGACGACATAGAATTCTTGTTTGATGAGAAAAAAGAGGAGACGAACAAGATCATGGAGCGATTTATTCGTGGGTGCAAAGATTTTACTTCTGAGGGAGTTCTTGTGGGAGTGGATTTAAGGATCCAGATTGCGGCTGATAAAAAAAGAATTAATGAAGACCTGAAGAAAGACACTCGTCTATCTCATTTATCACGAATTGAAATTAAGGGGAGTATATGGAGAACTCTTAAAATAGCAGGGCTATTGGCTATTTTGAATCATCCAACAAACAACGAGATCACCATGGCCGATTATGAGGAGGCAAAAAGAATTAATCAGAAGTTCATTCGTTCTTTCAAGGGCATTGTGGAAAGAAATTGGGCTGAGGACGAAGATTCTTTCGTTGATTTTATCGAGAAACACCCAAGATGTAGTAAAGGAGACTTATATCAATTAAAATTATTCTCCAAGAATAAACTCGATAGACGGAGAAGATATGATGAGCTAATAGATGTTTGTGGCGAAACGATCCAGACACAAGGTTCCGTATTGTTGATAGAAAAAGGACCTGATGGTAAAACCTTCTTGCACTCTATTGTCGCCAAGCCCACAGATTTAAAATCGGTAGACGAGGTGAAATTAAAATTATCCCTCTCTCAGGACATGGCAAAGGACTATAAAGTTAAAGACGTGACAATAGACCAGCTCTGTAAGGTCTTGGAAAATCAAAAAGGTATCAACTACTCAGCCGGAGAATTTAAGGACGGACACAGGAAGCAAAGTAATTGGCTTGGTGGGAATAATTGTTTAATTCTGGATATCGACAATGAAGAAGGGGAATTAACTATGGAAGCCACCCATACCATATTTCAGGATTTCAAATATGTCATCCAGCCAACAAAGAGTCACGGCATTGACAAATCGGGCCATGGTATAAAAGAGCGCTTTCGGATTATATTTCCTACGGCTGTTATGCCTAAAATGGAGGTTAAGAGATTCAGGGCTATTTATGATAAGTTTCATGAATCATTTGGTATAACTGAATTTGGTGACATCAAAGCATCGGGGGACACTGCTAGATTCTACTATCCGTCGCCCCATAAGGCAGTTATTAATGAAGGCATAAAGATGGTGAATTGGGAATTGTATGACGAGCCGGAAGTAGTGGAGAAAATTACTCAGAAGCCAAAAGTTTTTAAAGAAGGAGCCACAAAGCCAAATGTAGATGAGTCTTTGTCGCAATACGATTATTTGGCAGTGGGTGAAAAACTGCCCATCAAATGCCCTTACCACGATGATAAGAACAAGTCGGCATTTGCTACGAGGAAAGACGAAAAAGCGGTATATGTGACATGTAGCGCCTGTGACAAAACTATGTTTTCTAATTAAATGCATTATGAATGACTACGAATCGCTCCCAAGGCCAAAGACAATGAAGATCGCGTACATCTCTATGTCAAAGGTTGTAGGAGAAATTAAGCGCACGGCCCCAGCGATGACCTGGATCTGTGCAGCCAGAGAGTTTAAGCGAGTAGCCCCTACTTCTTGGTTTAAACACGCTAAGACGGATTGGGGCGTATTTCCTAAGCCGATAGAGAATGCCTACCACAAATTACTCAAGGAATACGAGCAGATGGACCGAATGGGACCACCTTCAATGCCAGTCAATCAGGGACTATTCAAGGAATAAGTAGGAAATACTTGTGTTAGGAGAAGTACTGTGCTATACTGCTCAGGAGGAAGTTCCTCATTTCTTTCCTTCGGGATCCACACAGGGGACATTTAAATTGGTTATCACCCCTGTGTTAAAGTGTTCTTTCGAGCTTCATTACATGGTGGCTCAAGGTAAAGTGGCAAGGTAATTTGATACATGTTATGGTCAGGTGCTTGGTCATCCACCGAAACAGGGGGACTCCTATTGTGGCTCAAATCCATACCTATGTAATGAAGCTTGAGGGGATACCTCAAAAAAGTGTTTAGACCAAGCTCTCCTGGTAGCTATATACCAGGTTTAAAAAGTTATTTAATTAATCACTATAAATATGCGAGTACAAAAACGGCTGCCGAACGGGAGATTTAACGGAAGCAGGTTTTCACTGTGTTTCCTTAGCTTTCTTTTGGGTGTCATCGCACAATCGTTATTTTATATCGCTTTACTAATTCATGCCATTAACCAATAAAAAATGAAACATTTATCTGTATTTTTGCCGAATGGCGAGCACTTCAAGAATTATGAAGAAGGGGCAAAAGACCCTAGTCTTGGTACAATAGAATCCATACGAAGTGTATGGGATGAAACAAGGAGAGACGCTGCTGGGTATGTAATAAGTTATACCAACGGGAACATCTGTAGACTGGACGGGGGGCTCTGCTTTTATTTAACTGAAATCACTAAAACATGAAACCACAAAATTCACTAAAAATCGTCGTCGTCGTACTGATTGCTCTAGCAATTCATTTATCACTCGGAATTTATTTAGGACTATCACAATGAAACACTTTAACACGTTACCGGACGAAAAGGATTTAAAATCTTTTCTACAGATCATTACTCACCCGATACTTATTATCGGAGCCATGTTTATTGTGGCAAGTCTGCTTATTCAGCCTACTAAGGCGTTTAATCTATCGAATCAGCTAACTAAACCTTTAGAGTTTGGGTTAATAGCTACGGATGATAGTTATTTAGACCAAGCTACCGAGATGATTGCAGGGCATGAAGGATTTAACCCTTATTGTTATAAGGACGGCAACGGTTATTCTCAGGGCTACGGACATAAGTGCTTAGGAGGCAAGATTAGCCAAGAGCGAAGTAAGGAGATTCTTAAGAATGAAGTTAAACGCTTAGACGATAAAGTCCGTCAGGGGTGGAAGCCTACCCAAAGAGTCGGGATTATTTCTTTCCTGTATAATCACCCAGTCAATCAAAGAACTTACGTTAATTGGTTGAATCATGACGCTGAAAGATTCCAATCAATGCTTGAATATAGAGCGAATAATCACGTCTACATTAACGGTCAAAGGCAAGGCGGTTTGTTAGTTAGACGTGCTGAAGAGTGGGAGCTAATTTATAATACATTTTAAAATGAAAGAAATTTTAATCGGCATCAGTATTGGGGTTTGTTTCGCGTTTGGTGTCTACTCATTTGTGCAAATAGAAACTGACAAGGCTATTGACGAAATATCAGGAATGCAAACACTAACCAATACAGAGTTAGCAGGATACTGCAAGGGATTGGCAATGATAAAGTTCGTTAAAGACGGCAATGTAATCAAAGGTAACTCTTACGCTCAATGCTTAGATAAGTATAGTCTTTAAAATGAGATACCCAACATACATTTTAGTAACAATGTCATTCGCAGTGAGTGCGATGATGTCTGTTTATTTTTTACACAGCAACGCAGAGCACTGGAAGCTCCGTTATCATAATTTATATGAACAAACTGAATCAGAGGAAATAGGGCTCGGAAAATCGCCTCTGTTTGTTTATTTCGATAAAAGAAATGAGTACAACATTTCAATGTCGTGTAGTAGAGAATCTAACTCCAACTCCTTGAACTTTGGCGCACAACTAGCACTAAAACAATTACACGAAGAAGCCTTGTTGTCAGGAATGAAGATAATGACATTTGAAACCCGGAGAGGGTTATGCCGCCAAACAGAACTTTACAAGCAGGGCACTACTAATCGACTTCACTCCGAACATCTTCTGGGTAATGCCTTTGACATAGCCTTCTTAGACCAAGACGGCAAGGCCACATGGCAATCCTCTCGCTGGGAGGATCTTGGGGCTATAGGCAAGGGTCTTGGGCTGATGTGGGGAGGCGATTTTAAAACAATCTACGATCCCGGACACTTCGAGCTAAAACAAGAAATTAACGGATCAATGATTGACTACGAAGCCGAAGAAAAACGATATAATCAGTCACTGATCGAGAGCAAGTTTAATGAACTCGGTTGTGGTGGGGATTACGATATAAATTGTCAGCTGATGGGACTTTGCGGAGTGGCTGACTACCCTTGGGTTATACCAGGGGAACATAACTACCAGACAATATCAGAATGTATTAACCAAATTTTAGAATTTTAACATGAAAAAAATCACACTGGCTGACGGAACGAAGTTAAGCGCAATTCAAGTAAACATGGTTCTAGACGGACTAAAGGATGTGTCATACTTAGACGAACCTAAGGAATGGCCGCAAGTGGGGGATAAGTATTGGTGTGTAGGCGGTGGGGGCGATGTTTATCACCCTGGATGGAGTGGGGATACCTTCGATATAGGTTGCCAAGAACAAAACAACATCTACCAAACAGAAAAAGAGGCTGAAATGGCCGTAATTAGGGATCGAGGTATGAAGGTTAAGAATACGGCAAAGAAAGGGGAGAATTTTTGGTGTTGGTCTTTTGAGGACAATAAACATAAGCATATTGATTCGGAATGGTATGATGTCTATACATTAGACCGCAAATTCAAAACAGAAGAAGAAGCCCAAGCATGGGGGGGCGAATACGCAGAAGCTTTTATAGCCCTTAACTGATGAGTGAAAAACCAGACGGCCTTCGGTACTTTACTTTAATTATAATCTGGATCGGCGTGTACGCTCTCTGTTTAAATAACGATGGGCGCGTCTTTACGACAGGTATTGCACTTGGGATTACTCTCTGCCTAATCGCCACTAGCTTGGAACTCTTAATAAACAGAACAGAATGAGCCCAGAAACATTAACCGATTTCAGAAAAGCAGTCTTAGAGCGATTGCATGGGTGTAGTTATAACGAAGCAGCGCACAAAGAGAATGGGATTGGACACCTTATTGATAATTCTAATTTTAAAAAAGACGGAAGATCTATTTTTATAAACGAGTTTGATGTCAAAGATGATACACAGCAGGACTCTATAAATGTTTACAACCCTAAAACAAGAGAGATAGAAACAATGAATGCGTACTGGCATCATTATGGAAATTTTCATGGATACCCTATCACCCTTGGTCGATTGATGGCGGCTTTAGGAACACTAAGGACTGAGATATTGATCTCTCATGGAGTCATGGTTAGATTTTATATAGATGATTTGGGAGGTTTTTACTGGCAACTCCTAAGAGAAGACAAAACCGAGTGTGACGAAACCGACCAGACCGAAGAAACTTTAATAGCCTTAACCAATATACTATGATGAAAACAGAACTCGAATCCGTTGTAACATTTGTGAGAAAACTTAATTACGGCATCTCTGCCGAGAAGATTAATCTAGAAATATGTCTAGACGCTTTATTGGAAAACATAGAGAAGACCATAGAGTCTAATGCTGAGGCGGGAGCAATGTTTAAAAAGCAATGTCTCTGGCTTTGCTCTGAGTGGGAGTATAAAACCCCCCTCCACCTACAAAGCCCAGAACTAATAACCTTTCTATTTAATAATTTACCTAAAAATGAACAGAGATGAAATGATTGAAAGCCTAGTCATTGCGATGTGTGCTAAATCCTATCGTATTGGGGAAACCACCCTCGCCGTGGATAGCATGAAAACAATCGTCAGCCAGGCAGGAGAAATAGTAGACGCTTATAGCGATGAGATGGCAAGAGTAAATTAATTTTTAAAATTAACCTAAAAGAAACTATTTAATAATTTACCTAAAGCATGAACGCACTTGAAATTGCTATAAGCGGATTAGTTAAAGAGAAGCACTTCATTACTACGGAGCATTTAGACGATCATGCGTATCAGTACAGAAATAGGAAGGTAATTGCTTACGAAAAAAGGGTAACAGTGATTGACAGAGAGATAGAGAGGTTGTTGACTCTAGACTTTTACCCAAGTACTGAGAAACAAGCCAAGAACCGAGAGGAGTTTTTAAAAGAAATTACAAAATGACATTAAAACAAGAAACGGCTGACATAATCGCGAAGTTTTCGGATAAGAGTTCGAGTTGTCAAAGTTGTGGATTTTCAATGGGTAGTGGTACACAGGCGGTATTTATCGGCACGGTGTTGAAGAAAATGCTTTCCACAGAGCTTCATGACCATGATAAAGCGGTACTACGGTTAACTTATCTTTGGGAAAACTGCGGCATATACAAAAGCCTTAACGAGATATTTGGGGGGGAGTTAATTACTCATAATTGCTCTGAGTTAGTTAAGTGTGCAATGGAGTGCGTTCATACTGACACGAGCGGAGAAAGACTCAAAGACCCTAACGCCCAAGCATTATTAGAATTTATTAAAACACTATGAAATACTTATCACTATTTAGCGGAATCGGAGGGTTCGAGCTAGGAATAACACAATCATATAATGATAATAGACCCAACATACGGAACAGGAATCAGATATTACAAGAAACTATGCCCGACATTAAGGAGCAACAGGACAGGGTTACTTGTGTTGGTTTCTCCGAAATCGACAAGTACGCAATCGAAGTCTATCAAAAACATTTCCCTAACCACAAAAACTATGGAGACATTACAGCTATCAACGAAAGGGATCTATCAGACTTTGATCTCTTGGTCGGAGGGTTTCCTTGCCAAGCCTTCTCTATTGCCGGAAAGAGAGGCGGATTTGAGGACACGAGAGGCACTTTGTTTTTTGACATCGCTCGGATTATTAAAGAAAAGCAGCCACGCCTTTTGTTGCTTGAGAACGTTAAAGGGCTTTTATCTCACGACAAAGGAGCAACGTTCACTACCATCATCTCAACGCTTGATGAATTGGGGTATGACTGCCAATGGCAAGTGCTTAACAGCAAAAATCACGGAGTCCCCCAGAACAGGGAACGAGTGTTCATTGTCGGACATCTTAGAGGAACAAGTAGACCAGAAGTATTTCCTTTCTCAGGACAAAGTAACAAAAATAATACAATCGGCCAGTCAACAAAAACCACAGTTGCTAGAACTTTAACAGGAGGGGGAAACACCGGAGGTAATCACAGCGGCATGACCATATTAAAGACACCACCTTTTATTCAGAACCCAAAAATGAATGATTATAAAAAAAAATACCAAAACAGCGTTGCAATCACGGCCAGTAGTCACAAAGAGCCACCAGTTGTAAATTCAATAAGAAGGCTAACCCCAACGGAGTGCGAACGATTGCAAGGATTTCCTGATGGTTGGACCAGTGGTTTATCAGACACTCAAAGATACAAGTGTTGTGGTAACGCGGTGACTGTAAACGTGATAGAAGACATTATTAATCGTTTAATTTAGCATGACAAAAACAGATTGGCGTTCGGAATTTAATGAGAAATTTGAAATCGGGACAATAAAATATTTCAAACCATTGCCTCACTTTACAATGTACACAAGGGACTTGGAAATAAAAAAATTCATCGAGCAAACCAGAATCGAGGCGCAGATTGAAGTTCTAGAGAAAGTTTTAATTCGAGAATTTTATAAAGATGGATCAGGCTTTGAAGAAGTAAATGAGGATCGAGTTGAAAATGAAATAATCAGGCTTAAAACTCTTAAACAAAAATAACATGGAAATCGAACGACTTGAACGGCTACCAGAGGGAGGCAGGAAACAAAGAGAAGCTATACAGCTTATGGGTACAACCAGAGACAGCATATCCGAAGTAGACGAACTAATAGGGCGGCACATGGCTATACGCAATAGCTTACTCCTAGAACTAGACAACCTATTACTAATAATTGATAAAAAATAATGGCAAAAACTAGCTCAAACAAAAACGATTATGCAGACAAGACTCTCCGAGATATTGATCGCAACAAAGAGTTTATGCGTATTAATCGAGAACAAATCAGGATTAAAAGCGAATTTAAACAACGAAAAAAATGAGCAATGAAGAACGGCTGTCAGAATTGAGAAAGAAAGTTAAACACATCTGTGCTATGCACTGGAAAGAGGGGCAGAGGCGATTTCTTGTCCCAAGTGATGAAGTGAAGGGGCTAGAGGACTCTCTGATTAAAGACATTCATAACCTTATGAAATAATATGGAAAAAGAAATTGGCATCAAGTACGATGAAGGGAAGCCTCAGTATGGACTTATTCCCCCAAGAGCGCTACTGGAGATTGTGAAAGTTCTTACTTTCGGTGCAAAGAAGTACAGTCCTGATAACTGGAAAAAGATAGAGGATATCCCATTGAGGTATTTCGATGCGATGCAGCGACACGTTTGGGATTGGAAGTCAGGAGAAAGAAAAGATCCTGATAGTGGTTATCATCACCTGGCCCACGCTGCTTGTTGCCTGTTGTTCGTAATTGCCTCTGAATTTTTTAATGAAGATAATAATGATATTAAAAGTATTGGCGGTCATGGAGAAGACGTTAAAGCAGGATCTGAAGTCGGAAATAGGACAAACCAATTTTGGGTCCCATTTGCAGGAAGTCCAGGGTTTGATGCAGAGTTTGCGATCAGGAATTATTCTCTCGCTAACAGCAGCACAAAGAGAAACCCTATTAGTGGGGAGGGAATCAATTCAAAAGGAAGAACCATTTTCGAGCGAGGCACAAAAGAGAGTGATCAGGACCTGTCTCAAGGAAGTGGACGACTTGCTAGGAAAAGATTGACCTAGGAGAAGTAATGAGTATGATAGATTTATAACCAATAAAAACAATGAAATTTGAAGAATGGCTATCGAGACACAAGATGAGCAAATTGGAGTTTTGCCGAAGGGCAGAGATAGATGCCAGAAATTTAAATACATGGCTATCTGGTTCTTCTGAGCCATTGATTAGTAATTTTATACCCTTCGTTGCACAGGTTTTAAAAATGGACCCAGAGGCAAATGCCTTGTCGTTCTTTCCTTTTAATACGAAATTAATAAATGCCGAATCCTTATTGAAATGAAAGTAACAGAAATAACGGCATCATTCGGGCGAACCATTCAGTTTCAGCAGTACGAACCAGTTAATGTTCATGTGTCCCTGAAGGCTGAAGTGGGCATTGGTGACGACAATGCAGCTAGCGAGCTAAACAATATTGCTATGGGCATAGTAAACAAGCAGGTCGATAGCCTGATGGTAGAAAGGGCAAGGCTAGATGAAGAGCGATTTGAAAAGGAGATCCCCTTGTTGGTAGCGGCTATAGAGGGATGTGATTCCAGGGAGGCTAAAACAAAGCTTTGGGAAGAAACGGCTCCGGCCCTAAGGAGAGTTCAGGTGGTGATGGCAGCATTTAAAAACAATCAGATAACAACTAAATAATATGACAAAATTCAAGCATGGAGATCGGGTAACGTGCGAGATTGAAGGCAAGTTTATTGACGATGCGCGGATATTGATTGATGAGGATGATGATACGATGATCTGTTATAATAACGGGGAGGCAATTCCTAATCCTGAGTGGTTCGGCTACAGTGCAATCAAATGCGCAGTGTGTCTACCTGAGGATGATATACAGGCCTCTTATGATGCTGTCTCCCTTAAACTAAAAGAAAAAACCCTCGATAATTTAGAGGTTGGGGATATTTTAGTGAGTAAAGCTGTTTTTGACAAAAGTTATGAAAAAAAAGTACTAACTATTTGTGGGGGAGTTTACTTCCTTAGTGGTGAAGATAGTTTTACTGAATGTGGTGGCGGTTACACAATTCAAGAAATCAGAGAAGACTTCACCTTAAAGCAAGAAGAACAACCAGAAGAACTAACAATGGCGGAATTAGAAAAAGAGTTAGGGCGTAAAGTAAAAATAATTAAATAATAACATGACAACATCAGTAACAATCGTGAAAAAAGAGGATATTGCTATTAGTGATATCAGTAGTATTGATAAGCTTAAGGCGGTATTTGCCGAGCAGGTCAAGGTGACTCAGTCTGTGTCTATCTCGAATCCTTTCGATGAGGCTGAGGTAGCCTCTGTTAAGAAAATTCGCAAGGGCTATGTGACTAATAGAGAGACTATAAAAAGAGCTTTTAAGGATGATCGTGATAAGCATACTGAACATAACAGACTGAATCTTATAGCCCAAAGAGAGATAACTGAGGTAATGGAGGGAGAGGAGGATCGTCTAACTGTGTGTATCACTAGGGCAGAACTAGAGGCGGCAAAGGAGGAAAGAAAGAAGCTTCTTCCATTTAGGAAAGACGAGTTATCGAAATTAGATGCAGTGGTTCCTGACAATGAATTATTAGAGCTAAACGATAATGATTTCGAGAAATTGAGAATGGTTAAACAGGAAGCTTATCTCGTCGCGGAAGCAGTAAAAATAAAGGAGGATCAAATGAGGATCGAGGCAGAACAGGCTGCAGAAAAAAGTAAGAACGAAGAAATCGCAGCAGAAAAAGAACGCTCTAGGCTTGCTCTTATCGCAGCGGAGCAAGAAAAACAAGCTATAATTGATAAGGCTAAAAAAGATAAGGCTGATGCAAAAAGAAAAGCAGAAGCAGCTAAGGCCGATGCGATCATTGCTGCAGATAATGAGAAGAAGGCAATTATCCAGGCGGGGATTGATAAACTTGCTCAGGAGAAAAAGAGTGCACTAGAAGATAAGGCCCGGCAAGAACTCGAAGTAGAAAATGCTCGCAAAAAGGAAGAGGCGAGGCAAAAAGAATTAGCTCTAGATGCCAATTACAAATCCTTTAAGAAGGATAACAAATTCAATGAAAACTCTATGGAGATTAGGTCTATTGGAAATGATACTTACGAGATCTGGACAAAGCCAGTAATGATAGCTTCTAAAACATTTTAATATGATTATTTACGACAAGATCAAACAAGGGACCGAGGAATGGCTGGAGCTGAAGTTGGGCATGGTTGGGGGGACTTCTTTGTCGTCATTAACCGGGAAACTGACTACGGCAGGAGGATTAGGAGCTATGGACAAGATGTTGTTCTCGATAGTCGCAGAGCGCGACACCGGACTGCGAAAAGATAGCGCTGGGAAAAGTGCTATCATGGAAAGAGGTAACGAGGAAGAAGAGAACACACAAGATCACTTTGAGATAAGTAGTGGTCTGACTGTCTCCAATGTTGGGTTCATAAAATCTGAAGAATTTGAAATGGTGGGGCTGTCTCCTGATGGGGTCATTTATAACGAAGAAGGGGTGATTATTGCGTCTGCTGAATACAAGAATCCTAACTCAGATACTCATTTGAAGTATGTTTGTCACTTGTTAGGTATTCAGGCTTATCAGGATACTGAGAAGCTGTTCACTAACAAGATTCCTAGCGAATACTACTGGCAAGTAGTTCATAACTTTGTTGTTATCGACACTATCGAAAAAGTGTACTTTATGTCACATGACGAGAGAAGTAATCTCAAAAAGAATATAATTAGTGTCGTTACTAGAGAGGAATTGGAGGACGACATAGCCCTGGCGAAAGTTCGACTAAAGATGTTTGAAGAAAAGGTTAAACAAGTAGAGGCTAAGCTAGCATTTAATTAAACCCTTATAAGATGTAAAGTATTACCAAGACGGTTTCAGCAAATAATTATTAAACTTTAAAAACAATGACAAACGATTTCACAGATTTCGACGGACAAGAAGAGGTTGAAGTAAAGTCGCTACCAACAATCCGACAATTCAAAAAAGCAGATGTATTTATCGGATTCATTAACTCGGTTAATGATAACCAGTTAGCAGAAGAAAAGGACAACGGCATGGGAGGCAAGACATGGGGAACTAAGGTTTTCAGTCTTATTGCTATTGGCGACAAGAATGTAGACCATAAATCTGAAGATGGAACGGCTACTGGTGATGCTGTGGCCAATGAAATAGTGGCAGGGGGAGAATACAAAATCTTCACGAACTATGTAGGAAAGGATTTCTTGAATGTAAACGGTTCTAAATTATCAGAACTCCCTTTGGGAGCTGTTGTTAAGATCGAAAATCTCGGTAAGAAGAAAAGCGAGAAATCTAGTTTTTCATATAAGGACCAAAGCATTATCGCTAAAAAAGATAAATCTGGAGCCTTTATGATTCATCCTGACTACACCGCTATTGATGATTTTTCAAAAGAAAAGGCAACAGCGGATGATTTATTGGACTTGTAATCATGGAATTATACCCACACCAGAAACGATTCTTAGATGATAATCCCGATAAAGCTCTGGTGTGCTTCGGGGCAGGGACCGGTAAAACTTTGACTGCGATTAAGTGGCTAATAGAGAGGAAGCACTTAAAAACTATTGTTGTTTGCCCAAAGACTATCAAAGCTCGATGGGTAGAAGATGTAAAATTCTCTGCTAACACTGACGTACTTACAAAGGAGGAATTTAAAAAAATCGACCTAAATAAGTATCAAGTAATGGTATTCGATGAATGTCACGCTGCAAACAGTCCTTTATTCACAAAACAACGCAGCCAGATTAGTTCTAAGGTGTATGAATGGATAAAGAGTAGTAACACCAAGCATTTCTTGGGCCTCACTGCTACACCTATCTCTAGCCAGCCCTGGAACATTCACACACTACTTACCTTCTCTGGTAAGTATATCGACCATAAGAAATTCAGGAATCACTTCTACAAGTTAGAAAAACGAGCCTTTATGAAAGGAAGGTATGCTTGGTTCCCAAAATCAGACTGGCGACCAATGGCGAGGCAGTTAGTGGAAAAGCATTGCTATAATGCGACGATGGCAGATGTTGTTGATCATACCCCTGAGCAGCACGAAGAGATTGTCTATTTGAAGCCCACAAAGTCAGAACAAGAAATGATCGACTTTCAGCCAGAGAACCCAGATCACGATAGCGATGTTGGTGTCTGGTATGCACAGCACCGACTCGAACAGGTGAAAGCTAAGATTGCGAAGATAAAGGAATTATCTGCTGGTCACAGTAAGGTGGTTATCTTCGCTAAATACCGAGAACAGATCGAAGCTATTGAAAAAGCCCTCAAAGGAGATCGTCAGGTTTACGTTATGAACGGAAGCACGAAAGACCAAGGCGCTGTTATAAAGCAGGCACAAGAGGATTCGGAATGTTTCTTTGTCGTACAGGCCGATATTTCTGAGGGCTACGAGTTACCGGACTTCACTTGCGTTATCTACGCGAGCCAGTCCTGGAGAAAAATTGCAGATGTCCAAAGTCGAGCGCGAGTCCAGAGGATTAATAACCTTAAATCAAATTGGTATTACTGGCTCCTTGCGGGCGACAAAGACAAGACCGTATTTAAGGCGATCGAGAAAGGAGAAGATTTTTTAATTAAATAACAGATGGACGAAGACACTTCGGTTACAGAGAATGGACGAATAAGAGTCGGAGATGTTGTCTCTTTTAACCACGATAAAGACCTTGGATTCAAAGTGTCCAGTATAAATATTTCAGGAGAAATGATTAAACTAGAAGGAATGGCGGGCGAATATAATCAGGGGTTATTCATATCCAAATGACTGGACTAGAAATCTCAACCGACCTTCCAAACCTACCACGAGTCCTTAAAAAAAGAGAAGCGGCTATCACCCCAAGAATTGAGAAGTGGCTCATGGAGAACTGGATTCCGGCTTATGCCTATGAAATTAAAATCAAGGGCAACAAAGAGGAGGTTCACCAGAAACGAGAGCTTAACAAAGCTGTCAGAGGAAGGGCTTCCTGGAAGATGTCGGATGCCACCATCGGAAAACTGGCTTTTGATGGTTTTGGAGCTGGTAGACACGGCATTGACGCCCTCGTTATAACTTACGACCCCAAAACGAAATATATGTCTATACTAAGAATGAATACTGGAGTTACTAAAACTTTTAAGCTATGAAACAGATATTACCTCGACACCCTAAAAAGCACTCTAGATCAGTCCTAAAAGAAGACCTACAAAGGGTCATGGCTGACGCAAAAGAACTACATAGAATTTGCTTCGAGAAGCATGGAGTTTATTTCGGTGCCGTAGCAATGGCTCATGTTCAGATAGAAGCAAATGACCCGCTTAGGTTCTTTGTAAAAAAAGACGGAACGATTATATGTAATCCTATAATCGTACAAAAAGACGAATTATATACACACAAAGAAGGCTGTATGAGCTATTCGTTCAGAGGTGTTAAAAAAGTTATTCGCTATAGACGTATCAAGGTGTCCTGTTTTATTTCCCATGTAGACAACGAATCTATCGACTTACTAGATAGACGATACCTGGACATTGAAGATCTAGAGGCGGCTATTTACCAACACGAGATTGGACATTTCAATCTTAATACTATCTACTAATACACATGCAAAACAACGCACTGGCCCCGATCTACTATGGTGACGAACTCACCAGAGAAGCTTACTTGGGTAGCTCTGTAATCCAAAACTGGCTCCCGACAGAGACTCATCCTTACCACGAAAGAATCCAGGAGAACCAAGAACGTGACGGAAAGACTTCTACCAGAA